CTTCCTGAGTCTCTTTTAAACCATTCAGACTCGACAGCTTTGGCAACTTCTAATCCATATTTTACATCAGCTTTCTCAGCGTCACTAACAGCTTGGCTAGGAAATATGCCTCTAGGTAATGTTTTTGACATCTATTTTATTATTTTTGAACTGTAACCGTTATTATCGTATTTTTTAAAACCAAAATTTAATGATAGTTTATGTCTTTCTTGTCTTGGCGTATATAAGTGCCTATTACAAGCCATTATAGCAAGACCAGATGATATAGCCGCATCAAATAGTGTTCTTTTGTTTATATCAAACTTAGCCCAGTCATTTAGAGTTCTAGTAAAATACATGTTACCGTAATCACCATCTTCTAATTGACCTACATACTTTTGTATATAACTCTCTATTGCAGCTGCATGCGCTTGTTTAATGTCTTCACCTGAATTTGGTATACCACCTATCTCTTTTTCTGTAGCAGATAGCTTATTATACGTTTTATCAGGTCTATTCATCGAGTAGCCTCTATATCCTCTTCTTTTTAAATAATACAAAAGCCTTGGTTTGTTATTTTCTGCCAATAGTGGCATACCATAAAAAGCAAGAGCCATAAGTACATCTTCAAAGAACATTTCAGCTGTTTGTGGCCTAGCCACATATTCTAAGAAAAAAGCGTTTGGCGGAGCATTTTCCATACTTAACTTTGTTAGTCCGTGCAAAGAACCTTTTGAGCCTCTTCCGTCTACCGTGCCCGATATATCATAAGGGTCACAACCAAAAGCACCAATATGTTCGTTGCCAGGATAACGCACACCATTTCTTATTTCGTATTTGTTCTGTAAATTAACAGGTGGCACCCAAGAAACTAAAAATCTACCACTGTCATCAGGGGTAAATATTACACGTGAATCTTTAATACCGTTTTCCCAATGGAAACTACCTCTGGTTGTTAAGCCTTGGTATCTAGCTTCTTCATTGAAATCTATTTGATCGTATATTCTAGCTAAATTAAATATACTGTTTTTTGTTTCATCTCTAAAAGCGTGTTCTTCAGATCTTGGAAACTGACGATAAAATTCATTTAAACCGTCTTGATCGTCTTTTAAACCTAATACTTCGTTTTCCCAATGCTCTATTACGCCAGTATCAATAATCTCTCCCATCGGTCCTTCAACAGGTCGTTCTGGTGTATCGAATACAGGTAATCCAAAAGCGTCAATGAATCCTTCGTAGTTCCATTCCATAGGAATGAACAAACTATATAATCCACTGCGAGTCTGTCCATTGCGGTTACGTCTTGTGACGTCTGAGTCATAATATAACTTTTTAAAGTTCTCACCACCTTTGTCCAGCGCATTGGATGTTGATCCCATCATACATTTACCAATGATTCGACTACCAAGTCTAAGACACGTTTTTGTAACGCGCCAGTTGTTTAATATATTATCAGGCTTTTCCCATTTACCACTTTCATCGTGAACGAGTAAAGCTAGTTTTTCACCATCGTACGAGTTGTCTCCCGTGTTTTTCCAGTCGATCGTCGTGTCAAGACCTTCGAGGATCTCCCTCTCTCTGTTTTGTATAGACTTCTTTGTGAGTTTCGAGGCTGGTACCCTGTACGCGAGTTCCGACTTCGGTCTATCCATACCGTCTTGTATCGGTTTGAAGAAGAACGGGTAGTTGATCGATATTGGTACAACCTTGTCTGTAAACATCTTCTTAGCATCGGATCCAGATTTTGACAGTATGCCAAATCTCGCATCTGACGTAATTGTCGCAAGGTTAACGGTCTCGGAGCTTGACATAAACGAGAAACCCGAACGTCTATTCTTGAGGTAGCACATACCGTAGCATCTTGCATCTGCTTTACATGCCTCCCAAAAAATAAAAAATAATCTATTTGACTCTCTGAAGTCTGGATGTCCCACATCGATCTTGGTCCACTGCAAGTACATGTAGTGAGTACCAGTAACGTAAGTAGGCTTATCTTTGTTATAAAACCAAAAACCGTTTTCACGCCTGTTAAACTCTTCATCTATGTAATCTTCCCATTGTTCTTTAAACTCTTCAGGTGTATCTCTCCAGTCAAATATAGTTTTAATCCGACCTAGCTCTTTAGGGTAATCAAATGGCATCCAACGTTTTTCTTTGTTGCTATACACGTTTTCTTCTTTCGGTAAAGCAATACGCAGGTTTTGTATCTCGTATATATCCCCTATTTCCCCAGTCTTGCTTATAACTACAATATCATTTTCTTTATCGTAACCGTACTCCCAAGACTTAGCCTTGTTTCTACGATGTATTGTAGTCAGTTTCACTGGTTCAACTATCTTAAATAAAGTTTGTTGATAACCCATTATTTAGATCTTTTTTCAGCAAACCCTTTAAATGATTGTTTATTATCTTCTTTAGGTTTGTTATCAAGCATAGCTTGCTCTTCTTGTATTTTATTTAAAATCTCAAAAGCATCAAATATAGCTAGCTTTTTAGTTGCAGCAGCATTTTTAAGTCTGTCAGCTGAAACATCGTCTTCCGTATGTGTTATAATCTTTTCTTCTGCTACGCGTATAAGTTCATCAACCGCTTTGTAGCCAGACTGGATTATACTCTTCTTCAGTTCCTTGATATCCATATTTAATACAAATAGAATTAGTTGGTACTCTATAAAGCCGTTTGTTATCTATAATAAATTCATACTCACTATCAGGAGTAAAACCTACAAGATCGTCTTTTTTAAGACCATTTTTAATTAGACCATTATCAAGGTATTTTAATACACCAGTTAATTCTTCTTCTGGTTGCATTGAAAATAACTTTCTATTTTTTATAGGTTGCACAAAGCAAAAACCTTCTAATGGTTTCCACTCTAGACCTTTTTTATACATAAACACTTGTTCTGGATAAACAAAGTATTTATCTTCTTCAAAGTAGCTTTTGCTATTTACCTCATCACCTCTAACATCATGAAACCTTCTAAATACATTGTGATGAACAATAACTTCGTCACCTTTTTTAATTCCTGTTTTACCAACAATAGGTGTTTCAAGAACTACAGCTACTCGACTAACAAACTTGTGGTCTTGTATTTCTGTATTTAAGATGATCTCAATATCATCTACTTTGGTTGTGTTTTGGTATCTTTGGTCTTTTGGTTTTACTATAAAACTATATAAACTTCTCATTTAATATTCTAGGTTAAATTCAACACTTATAGCCATGTTCTTGTTGAAATCTTTCCAAGGTAATATCTCGTTATTTTTAGTTATATATATTCTGTATTTATCTTCTTCTTCAATTATATCACAAATAGTGTGGCCACCGTATACTTCTTGACCTACAGCATAGTGCATCGCAGCATCTTTATAGTCGCGACCTATACTGATCTTTCTAATAATATTCATAATTTTAATCTATTTTATTGTCTTTTTTTACAGCAGATCCATAGAAGTAACCAAATATAGATAAGACTACTCCTTCGCATATACCTATCAGGTGGATCCAAACTTCTTTGTTGTCTTCAGGTATTTCTAAAAAAACTATAGCATATATAATAAAAACAAAAGCAGATAAACCAATAATGCCAGTAAGATTATACATAAGATCAAACCTACCAGTTTTGGCTATTTCTACTTCTCTTCTTCTAGCAGAGTCTCTATCAGCTACTTCAAGTTCGTATAACTCTACTAGCTCTTCATGCATTTGAGCTTTTTCTTCAGCAGTTAATTCAGGTTCTACGTCTATTAGATTTTTAACCACGCCAAGTACACCTTTGTCAGGTAGCACGCTTGACGCAAATCCAGGAACCTTGCTAAGTAAAAATTTACCTACAGCGGTATCTTTAAACTTTTTCTTAGGCATTATTTTTTCATTTTACCATTTTACTTTATCAGCCCAGTATGCAGCTGACATTTTACCTTTTTTAATGTTTTTAGAGTGGCGAGCTTTAAAACTCTTGCGTCGCGCTTTAGACTTAGAATCAGTCTTTTTTCCTGCGCCACTAACTCCTTGCTGCCCAAATCTAATAATCTTCTCTTTTCCATTAGCGCAAGCTTTTACTACATGTGACTTAGTCGGATGACTGGGCGTTTTTTTAGGCTTATTGCAAGCCATCTTCGATTTATTAAGTCTTGTAGCCATTATTTTTTAGTTATTTTCTTTTTTACTTGTTTAACTTTTTCTTCTACAATATCAGGTATATGATTATTGTTTTCGTCTTTAGTAAACTTGTTTTCTTTGATATAACCTTTCTTTGCTAAAAACATACCAAAGCCCATTACAAGAAAACTAATTACTAATGAAATAAATATAATTTCTAGTATCATTATTTTTTCTTTTTAGATTTTTTAGACATTTTTTTCTTTTTTTGCTCAGCTTTAGAAGCATGAACAGCTTTACGTTGTGCAGCGCTTTTGTAACCCATTATTTACGTTTTTTACATTTACAATTAACACACCCACATTTAGAGCATTTCTTTTTACTTGTTTTCTTTTTGTAAGGCATAGTTTCTAGTTGTTTTCTTGTTAATAATCTTTTTACCTTTACGCTGCGTTATTTTAACGTAGTCAATAGTTTTTTTATCTTTCTTTATCTTTAATCATGTCATCTATAGCTTTATTCATTACTTTGTCGCTATAGCTTTTGTTTTTGTAATAAACATTAGATTCTGTAACAGGTATATCTTCTTGTCCAAGCATTATCTTGTACATCCTATTTATCAGTATCTTTGTTTTAAGGGAAGTTTTATAAACAGCGTATTTACTGTCTCTTCGATTTCTTTCCTTCCAGACATCGATCCATCCGTCGCGTCTTAATCGCTCCCAGCGATGCTTATCCCAAGTGTACGTATATACACCGTTTATAAAATCTTCTCTGGTGAATAAGCCCTTACAGTCTAAATAAATCAAAAGTTCTAAATCAGCATCTTTTAATTTGTTCTGTTTACAGGCCCAACGTCTTATTATTCTATAGTATTTAAGGATTTTGATGTCCCTTAAATCCTCTGGAGAAAGCCTCATTCCACAACGACAACATCTTGTTGCTTGA